TGTAAAGCTGATCCGTTTTGGTCAGCAAGGTGTTAAGGGTTCGCCTGACGGTTCTAAGCGCAATGAAGCATTCAAGGCTAGACATGCTGAAAACATCGCCAAGGGCAAGATGAGCGCAGCGTACTGGTCAGACAAGGTGAAATGGTGAGGTGATATATGGCTGATGGAATTCGCGCAACGCCTTACAGGTCTTCTTTTGCTGGGTCTGCAAACGACATCTTGGGTGGTTTGCTTGGCTATATGCGTGATCCTCGCCGTACTCAGCAGATGCAGGGCTTGGCTGGCTTGCTGGAAAGCACAGGGATTCCAAAGACTGTAGAGCGTTTGGCTTACGGTCAGCCACTGACAAACATTGGACAAGCCAATGTGCCAATGCTCAAGCCAGAAACAGCAGAAGCATTGTTGACACTGTTGCCTGTACCTGTTGGCGCAAATAAAGCAGCTAAAGCACTTGATCCTGTTGTCCAGCGATATGGCCCAAAGCTAGAACAAACGCTATTGCCAGCATTTGAGTCGGCTTACAACCGTGGCGGTGTTACCCGTGAGATGGTTGAGGCAATGGGTACTGGTGTGCAAAGCAATGTATATCGGCCATCAACCCCATTAAAACCCGATCCAACTGTCGGAACGCGATTTGAGCGCGAGTTTATGGGTGGTCTTGCAGAGAAAACGCCACTGAAGCTAGAAGACTATCAAGGTGCAAGCGTCATGGTTATGCCGTGGGATAGCACTAGCCGTAACTTTAAGATCACGGGGATTTCTGACGAATCTTTATTGCGGCCAATAATTACGCATGGTGGACAAGACTATGCCAGAGACTTGGCGCACATTGAACAAGGCATTGCTGGCGCATCAAATCTTGGAATTGCAAAGCGTATCCGCGACAGAGATGCTATTGCCAGGATGGAAAACATTGAAGCTGGTGGCACTGGTGAAATCTTGCATCTTCCTATCACAATGGGGCCGGGGTCTGAAAATTTCTCTGTAATGCCGACAGAAGTTCTTTTAAACTTTGCCGATCGAGCAAACCTGAAAAAGTCGGAAATTCAAGATTTTGATGACAGTATTCGCAACTTCAAAATCGCTAAAGGCAAAGGCGAAAACAGGAAAATCATTCAGCCATTCAAAGGCTTTAAGGGCATCATGAGCGAAGAAGGCCGAATCCAGATGTATTCTGGCGAGGGCATTGACTCAACTGCTGGTGAACTTAGAAAAGCCATTGCAGATCGTTTCTATTTGAAAGAAAACCAAGAACGATTTGGATTTAATGCTGAAGATGTAAGCGCAGCCTTGACCGATGAGGCACTTCTTGGTATTCCAAAAGGCTATGTTGGAAACACGGTCATCATGACAACACCAGAGGGTATGCATTTGCGGCCATCTGTCAACAGAACATACAACACTGACTTTACTGGTGAGTATCAAGGCACACTTGGCCAAAGCATCCCTGCCGAGGTTCTTATGGCTGAGAAGTTTGGCCTTTTGTCAAATGAGTTCGCAGGCAAAAAAGGCGACATCAGGAACATGGCAATCGGCGCACTTGAAAAGCGCAAAGAAGGTGTATCTCAAATTATTGATGAGCCAATGATTGAACGCTATTACCGCTACTTGGCAGACCAAAGAGCCAAGGGGCTACTCGACTGAGTGCAAGAGTGAAAGCAATGCCGACTGCAAATTGTGTATTGCTTCCTCATAAAACACCGCAAGATCATCGTCAGATAACGCAAGAGCTTCTTCATCAGGTTCAACATCAACAACAAATTCTGTGGGCTTATTTATTACAATCTTCATGAAATTCTCCAATAGAAGAAACATTATGATAGAGTTGAGTAAGTAAGCAATCGGTATCAACCCTAACCTTGACCAACCTACGGGAGTCAAACCAAAATGACTAAACAAACTGCCAAATGGTACGTCTATGAGTTGGTCAACCCAACAGACGGAAAAACATTCTATGTTGGCAAAGGCTCTGGCAATAGAGTCCACCAGCACGAAAAGGACGCACGCAAAGGTGTATGTTCCAAAAAGTGCAATAAAATCAAATACATATGGTCTCAAGGATTTGAAATCCTAAAGCGTGAGAACGCTGTCTTTTGGGACGAGCAAGCAGCGTATGACCATGAGACTGATCTAATTGCAGAGATCGGGCTATCAAATCTAACAAACATCATGCCAGGTGGTCAGGTTGCGTTTGAACGTAGGGTTACAGAACGCAATACTAGACGCGAGAAGCCTCCGCAACCACTACATATTTACATAGAGAAGACAGATCCACAAAGCCCATTGTTTCAGCGTTTTGCGGAGTGGTTTAGGGCTGGCTTGCATAGTGGAGGCCAGATTATTGCAACAACGGCTGATCCCCGCTATAAGTTTAATTGTCAAATGACAGAAATTTCATATAACAAGATACTTCCAATGTTTTGGAGAATTATTCAAAAAGATCAAAAATCATTAGATTCTTTCATTAAAAAAATGAAATATCACAAAGTGGAGTTTTCTTATGGCTGCGCGTAAAAGAAAGGTAACTTTGAGCGATAACTGGAAAGATGGTATCCGCGCGTCTGCATTGATGCGTAGACTGTATGACAACGCTTTAGGTGAGGTTGAAATGACTACCCAACAGATAAACTCTGCAAAGATTGTTCTTGCCAAACTTATTCCTGATCTTGGTAGAACTGAGGTCACTGGTGAAGACGGTGGCCCGTTAGAGATTTCAGCCATCCAAATCAAACTGGTCAAGCCGAATGAATCTTGAACTGGATTTCCCTGAAAAGCTGGGATTCCTGTTTGAGCCGCACCGATACAAAATTCTCTATGGTGGCCGTGGGTCTGCCAAGTCTTGGTCGGTTGCTCGAGCATTGATCGCCATTGCTGTCCAGAAGCAAACCCGTATCCTCTGTGCTCGAGAGTTGCAGAACAGTATCTCAGACTCTGTGATTGCTTTGCTTGGCGACCAGATCAAGGCTATGGGGCTTGAGTCCTTCTTTGACGTACAGCGTACAGCTATCTACGGAAAGAACGGGTCTGAGTTCAGCTTTGCGGGTCTGAAGCACAACGTCACCTCAATCAAGTCCTTTGAGGGTGTGGACATCTGCTGGATTGAAGAAGGTCAGGCCGTATCTAAGGTGTCATGGGAGACTCTGATACCAACCATCCGCAAGCCTAACTCTGAAATATGGGTGACTTTCAACCCTGACCTAGACACAGACGAGACTTACAAGCGGTTTGTGGTCAATCCACCTGCGAGTGCCAAAGTCGCCAAGGTGAACTGGTCTGATAACCCGTGGTTCCCTCAAGTGCTGAAGGATGAGCTGGAAGACCTGAAGGCCAAGAACATCGACTCTTACCTGAACGTCTGGGAAGGCCACACCCGCCAGATGCTGGACGGTGCTGTGTACGCCAACGAACTAAGACGGGCGCAAGAGCAGGGGCGCATTCGGGAGCTGATTATTGACAAGTCCATCCCTGTCCAGACGTTTTGGGATTTGGGCTGGGCGGACATGACCTCGATTTGGTTTGTTCAAGTCATTGCTGGTGGCGAGGTCAGGGTGATTGACTTCTACCAAAACTGCCAAAAGACGATTGACCACTATGTCCAAGTTCTTCAGGAGAAGGGCTACATCTACAAGGACTGGTGGCTGCCTCATGACGCTGAGAACAAAAACATGACGGGCAAGTCTGTCAAGGACATCTTGGAAGGCATGGGCAAGCCCATCAGGATCACGCCAAAGCTGTCGATTGCTGATGGTATTAACGCAGCCCGTACCTTAATGGATCGGTGCTTCATTGACGAAACTCGCTGTGCTGATGGTCTTCAGAATTTGCGTCACTATCGTTATGACGTTGACCCGAACACCAAGATGTTTTCCAATAAGCCATTGCATGACCAGCACTCACACGCTGCTGATGCTTGGCGTTACGTAGCCGTAGGACTTGACGAGAATGTCGGGTCTTGGGGCAAATCTATCAACAAAATACCTAAATGGGTGGTCTGATGTTCATGATGAAACAGGGCGATATTTCAAGCGCCATTCGTGTTAACGCTCTTGAGAAGCGTATTGAAATGCTTGAAAATGTGGTAAAGGCATTACAATCCTCAGAACGCCCAAAGGTCGGGCGACCCGCAAAGGTTAAAGATGAGCCAAAACCAACTGAAAGCAGCCCTTCAAGCAGCGATTGACGATTCAATCGGGTTTCTAGAAACCGAAACTGTTGAGCAACGTAAGCTGGCGCTCCAAGCGTACTTGCGCCAACCTTACGGGAACGAGGTTGAGGGCAAGTCTCAGATCGTTACTGGTGAGGTTGCTGAGGCCATTGACGGTGCTTTACCTGCGCTGATTCGCATCTTTACTGGCTCTGACCAGATTGTGGTGGCTGACCCTGTTGGCCCAGGTGATGAGGCTGGCGCAAAGCAAGCAACTGACTACCTGAACCACATCTTCTTGAAGGATAACCCCGGCATCACCATCTTGCATGATTGGTTCTTTGATGCCTTGCTGCAAAAGAACGGCATCGTTAAAGCAGTCTGGGAAGACAAGGAAGACGTATCCAAAGAGACCTATGAAGGTCTGTCAGATGACGAGCTGGCGATGCTGCTGCAAGACGAGAGCATTGAAGTTGTTGAGCAGGATACCGTAACCAATCCAATGCTCGACCCAATGGGCATGCCTGTCTTTGATGAAACAGGCGCACCAGCCACTTATGGCGTTCATGATGTCACCATCAAGAAGACAGAGAAGTCAGGCAAGGTCGTGATTGCCAACGTGCCGCCTGAAGAGTTTCTGATTGCCAAGGCTGGTAAGACTGTCAAAAACACACCATTCTGCGCACACCGCCGAATGATTACTCGCAGCGACCTGATCGCAATGGGCTTTGACGAAGAGGTGGTTAACGGCTTGCCAACGGGTGATGCGCTTGCATACACGCCTGAGCGAGTGGCTCGATTTGCTCCGGGTGAACAGCCTTATGACGTTCAGCCTGATGACTTTGCCATGCAAGAAGTTGAGGTCTTTGAATGCTACATCTATTACG